AGATGTCGTGGTTGTGGGAGATGAAGAACTCGTCGTCACTCGAAGCGACAGACTCCTCGTAGTCAGAGTCCTGCTCCTCGAGGAACTCGTCAATCTTGGAGGCGATCGACTTGCCAATACCCTTAAGGTGAAGAAGGCTCAGCCTTTTGAATTTTCTTCTTTAAACGTCCACATAAATCGCTGACAGTCTTCTTATTAGGGGTGGGTATACCATAGTCCTTGGCAACCTGTACCACTTCACTCTTCTTGTGAAGACGGCACTTCTTACGACCAAACTTGAGATCACCCGCCTTGTCCACATTTAATACATACGAAACTATTAGTTACTAGATACTGAGATTTTTAGTCAAAGTACAAATTGATTTTTCCATCATAGTCACTGTGGGTATCTAACACGAAACCTAATTTTTTCATTTTCTTTATCCAATCATCTGCTACTGGGTGTTTAGTATTCATGGAAGCGACTCGGGGAAGATTTTTCTGATTGATTTTCTTGCCATTTTTGTGCATGACTGTATTTTTCTTTCCGACATCATACTCTTTTTTAGTCTCAAACTTTGACTCAATAATCTCATTTCCAGCATCTCTCTCGACTTTATAGACGTAACATTCAATCTTACTCTTATCATTACTTAGTGTGTAAAATTTGATAATCTCATCAACAAGATCCCAACCAACCCCGTAGTATCTGTAATTTGGAGCGCATATTTGGGTATCTACCCCAATATGTCGCAATAACTTCTCCACGTGTGAAGTAATATCTGATTCAACGGATCCAATGTTGACTCGTGTTAGATTAACTTTGTTAGTCTCTTTATCTATGGAAATACTGAAGCTATATGGAGATATATGTACAGTCTCTCGAAATTCTTTATAATAGTTATAAACACCCTTTAAATTGGATATATATTCACGCTCTATTTTTCCAATCTTTCTGTGAAAAGGGTAGACATTACGAGTATAGACATCATAAAACTGTTCCAAATAGTTAACACGAGATTGGGAACGGGTACGATACATAAAAAACAAGGCAAAAAATATTAGAATTAATAATAATGTCATTACAATTGCTATGAAAATAAAAAGTCTAAAACACATCTACGAAGAAGTATGGAGGTAGTCACTGATTTTCTTGGTAATGGACTTACCAATGCCGCGTAGCTTTGCAACCTGAGGAAGGTTCTTGAGAGTGACCTTCCAGTCAAGTTCATAGATCATATCCGCAGCCCGAATGTATGCGTTGCGCCTGAAATTGTCCTCAGCCTTATCAGCATATTCATAGAGTAGATCAGAGATGCCAGTGTTGTGAGAAACAAAGTAGTCATCATCGGAATCGGTGAAATCTACCGTTTCGTCCTCAGATTCGGAATCATAGTCATTGGATGCGACAGACTCCTGATAGTCGGAGTCTTCCTCTTCCAGATATTCGTCAATCTTGGTGGCGATGCCCTTGCCAATACCCTTTAGGTTGAGCAGGCTCTCGCCAGACTCAACTCCGTAGTCAAGCTTGCGAATAACCTCCGCAGCCCTCTGATAGGCGGCGGTCTTGTAAAAATCGGAGGTCATCTCCCCAAGTTCAAGGAGACGATCAACGATACCCTGGTTCGGGCAGCTCTTCCCGATGGGTGATGCGGTCTTGTCGTAGAGGGAATTGAGAGCACTGACTTTCTCTTTGTTGGCTTCATTGAGTAGGTTCTTGAGTTGCTCAATCTTGTTGCGAGACTCTTCGTAGGTCTCGGGAGATTTCTTCTTGAGGTCGCGGACTTGCTTCTTGAGATCAATCTCGTTGAAGGTGAGAGTGCGAATGGTTTCGCCTTGTTCGTCGCAGAGGCTCTGGAGTTCGCGGTTCTCGCGCTCGAGCTTGAGGATGTAATCGGTGATAGAAGAGCAGTTCATGGTAGTAGGCATCGGAAGTTTTATAAAAATGAAGTAGTTTTCACGGACTTAGGTGTTTAAAGATAAGATTTCTGAAAAAGGTAGAAAATGTTAGCTCTCGCTCAACCTATTCATGTACAACGAACACCTGTCAAATTACAAACCAAGAAAACTCAAATGCGTCGTCCCATCCGCAATGTCAAAGTTCAAGCAGCCCTACCGGATCCAGACCTCACGAACTACGCAGTGTTTCAACTTGCTTCTTGGGTCCTACCCATGACTATCGCAGGTCGTCTACTCAAAATGGAGTACCCCGAAATTGCCACAGGTCTCGTCATCATGGGAATTACCAAGACAGCTCTCGCAGTAAATGGAATTATACACTATTAAAGATAAAACGTCCCAACCAATAAAATGATTTCATCACTTACACAAACTCATATGATGCGTCCACGTGTCACCTGCGTTCGCGCCAAGAAGGAAGAAGAAAAGAAGGATATCAACCCTATCAAAAAGTTCATCATGAAGGTCTTCAAGGTGGAGGAAATTGATTATGATAAATTCCGAAAAGAGAACAAATGGGCGATCCGACCCGTTGAGAAGAAGGATAAAGAATAAAGTCGTTAGACATAAAACATGTCTTTAGCTATCAAACCCCTTCACATTACACGAAACATTAGAACTAGAGTAGCCACCGATCCCGCCCAATACGACATGGAAATAAACGCAGCCCGTGGATTTAGTCCAGTAACAAAACCTATCCCCGCTCGTCTACAGTTCCAAACTCGTACACCTGAGAGAGTCACTCGTGATTCTGATGGTGTATTCTATGATCCAGATCAATATGACCCCGATGCAAATCAAAGATCTTCCTATTCTCCACCAATGGATGAAGCATCGCAACCCATAGATAATCTTCGTACCCCACTTGACGATGCGCAAGTGACTAGGGATGAGGTCATAGAGGCACAAAACTTTTGGGCGAAATCCATCATAGACATTTCAAATTCCTTCTTAGCAGGTGGCGATTATGTAAAACTCGCGAGTGAGCGCGCGAGTGAATTGTATGGTTACGATCACTCTAATGTATTATTCAAACCTACCAAGGCTGTGGAGAAACAGTTCCGTCCTACCGCAAATGATGCGATGTCTTATTTTGTGGGTCATGATGCTGTAATCAGTGGATACAAGGAAGATCAGGGTTTCGCCATTAATGCCAAAAAGGGATTCAGTAAAGTTGTATTCAACAATCACCAAATTGACTGCCACAATCAGGTAGCGATCGCTATGGGCACCTATGAATTTACCTGTGCCACAACTGGTGAAATTTCAGAAGTTGAGTATACTTTTGGTTATAAGCGCAACCCCGATGGCAAAGTACGCATCTGTCTCCATCACTCTTCTATTCCTTATGAGCCGGGTAATAAGACGATTCACGAGAAACCAGTGGATTCATCTCACGTGAAGCGTAAGATTGTGATTGACCCCGCACAATGTGATCCGGAGGCTAATATACGCCACAATTCTACTAAACAGTGGTAATCTTTAGTCTAAAATTTTTATCAAAACCATCTATGGATATCTTTCCCTCATCCACAAGACACTTAATCTTATTTCCAACCTTTAGGTTGTTGTTATAGGCCTCAGTGTGTTTTGGGTCAGCTGGTAAATTTGGAATAAGCATATTGAAGGCCATCATCTTTTTAGCCATAGAGAGTTCGGGACTTTGAAGTACACGCATGACATCTTGGGGAATCTGTGAAGGATCCATTATACTTTAAGGATTCTTTTTCTTTAATTTCTTACCCTTAGATTTCTTACTATCTTTTACACGCTTAGCAACTCTTAGTACTGCGGCAGTGCTCGCCGCAGCTTTTGAAATTAGGGCTCCTGTACAAATCGGACACGGCATCTTATAATTTTATCCGAGATAAAGAATAACACCATTTAACTTATAAATGTATGGTCGTCGTAAAGCAAAACCAATTGGATTTTCTAGTCATGATGATCCTAGAAGGTTAGTTATTCGTTCGGAGGACTCCAATCCACCACCACCCCCATTATATATTGCACCACCTGAACTCGTGCCAGTTGGTATACATTACATAGTTGATCTAGATAATGTAGGAGACACTGATAATGATACATTGGTGAGAATTTGCGACGAGTCATTAGAAAAGGGTGAAGTGACCATACTGAATAAGATGATACACGCATTTGAACCACAGGGTTTAACCTTATTGTATCTACTTTCTGAAAGTCATTTCTCTATGCACACGTGGCCAGAATATAAGAAGATTCGCATTGACTTCTTCTCATGTGACACGAATCAGAATAAATGTGATCGGGTTATTGAAAATCTAAAGAATGAGTTCCCAAACACCATCTTCAAATCCAAAATGCTGAAGCGTTAAACGATGGTTTATAAATTCTCCTAAAACAAAAGATGAAGACTGTGATACTTCTAATACTAATCACTGTTCTTATTTTGGCGTTTATAGGATCATCGCGGTGGAGTTGGGAAATGACTAAAGATGGGATTAATACAGATGGACTAAAAGTATTACACCACCTAGAAAGTCCATATCAGACTATTGATTTAGCCAGGGATCTTAAAACGAAACACATCTCAATGTTTTTGAATGGTGCCATACAAAACCATACAAAGGAATATGAAAAGTCGCATCACGCTATGGTTGATATATCTGGTAAGTTGGTAAAAAGTCAACCCAAAAATATTTTGATTTTAGGGGGTGGAGATGGATATCCAGCTATGCGGGCTCTTAAACAACCTGGTGAGCCATATGTCAAAAATGTTGAAATTGATCATGTGTTGATTGACTTCGTTAAAACAAACCCTATTATGAGAAAATACACACAAGATGCCTTTAATGACCCTAAATTGGATCTAACAGCTATGGATGCCTATAAGTATATCTATACAGAAAAACGGAGATTTGATGTAATTGTGTATGATATAGCACGAACTACTACAAATAATACAGCTGTAGATTTTGATTCACATGATGATCATATTATTGAAAACCTACTCACTAACGGAGGTGTACTAAATTACACCTTGTGTCTACGTGATGAAATACCCGAGTTTCTACCCATATTCAGAAAGTACCTTAAACTAAAAAAGAAATGTAACGAGGAGCATCTCATGCTATTGTTACAAACCACGGATGATTTTAAGAAGTTCAGTAAATACTGTCCAATTGATATTGTAAAACTCAAGGAAAGATATCCAATGAGTGAAATTGGTATAATGATGTATGATCTAGATTGCTCGTGTGGAAAGTATAAATATGCTGAAGAGGTTTATTTTTACATCTGTAAAGAGCCATTTAACAAAGAGAATGAAGATATAAAGTTTCATAGCTTCACGAGTTGTATTCCGTAGTCCAATTCTTCAATGATTGGGTCATTTTTATAATCAACTTGATAGTAGATCTTACTAATACCACTACTAGCTAGGGCTTTGAAACAGTTCAGACACGGGTAGTGAGTAATATATACCTCGGCACCATCGATGGAGACTCCTCTCTTCGCTGCATCGGTGATGGCGTTAATTTCTGCGTGGATCGTGGCTTGCTCATGACCCCAACGAACTATGGATTTATGATCCGTACCAGCGAGGAATCCATTGTAACCCATGCTTATGAGTCTGTTATTCTTCACTATAACACAACCCACTTTTAGTCTCTCACATGGAGACCGAACTGACGCCAGAGTTGCAGCTTTCATAAAGTAGTCTTGCCAGCTCATACGAGGTTCAGGTTCTTTTGATGGAGATACGCGCCTACGCTTCGCATCTTTAGTCATAGACATAAAACGAGGTGATGCACGAGGACTGTCCATTTATTTCATAAGAGTTTCTATTCTCTAGGTAGCTTAAAAAGTAAAATTTATAGTCATATATGAGCGCACTTTCCCTCTTTTCGGGATGCGGGGGTGATACCCTAGGAATGAAGAACGCTGGACTAGATGTCAAGTGGTATTCAGAAATTAAGAAACCGTTTTGTAAAACACACGAATCTAACTTCCCCAACTCGGAATGTATAGGTACCGACATTACCAAAATCCCAGATGAAAAGTTCAAGGAGTTGAATGGGAAGGTTAAAGTAATATTTGCCGGATTCCCGTGTCAAAGCTTTTCACACGCGGGTAAAAAGCGAGCAGATGATACCCGCGGACAGTTGTACCTCGAATTTGTTCGCGCAGCTAAGAATATTGAACCAGATTTCATCATTGGTGAAAATGTAAAGGGTCTAACTTCACGGAAGACAACTACAGGTGAAAAATTCATAGATGTCATAGAAAAGGCTTTCAAAGATATTGGATATACATGTGAACATAAAATGTTCCCGGTCGTAAAGTACGGAGTACCTCAAAAACGAGAACGTCTTATTATTGTGGGGTGGAAAGATCCCAACTACGTGCATAAGTGGCCCGATGAACTAGACGTTGACGTCTCCCTTAAGAACATTCTTGAGTTTAGTATGAATGGGGCGATTGAAGTTCCTAAGGAGCTTATTGAAATGGCTGGAGTTGAGGAGGATAGTATCCTAATTGGTGAAGGAGAGCCATCTGGGACGGTTCACCCGTATCTCGTGGATCGAGTAAATAAAAGAGATCTTTCATATGGTGGAAAAGAAGTTGGCAAATATGGATTCTCGTTCGGTAAACGGGTATCTCCAATTCATTGTGAAATAGTTGATATTAAGATGCCGAGTAAAACTATAATATCTACATACGACCACCAACCACGTCTTTTTGTAGCCCAAAAAGTTGGTGAAAAGTACTACCTTAGACCATACACAGTTGATGAACTCAAACAAATACAGGGATTCCCGAAAGACTACGTGATGGAAGGGTCTTGGAAAGATCAAGTAGTCCAGTTGGGAAATGCGGTTCCACCACCACTTATTCAGAGGATTGTTGAGTCAATCTCTCCCTAAGAACGTTTAGGGGAACTTCATCATCCTCTTCTCGGAGACGGTTGAGGAATCTACTGGATAAAAACCAGTTAGGACGTGGCCTTGATTTGAAAAATCCGAAGTTGGTTGTAAATTTGAACAGTTGACCATAATCATAGAGTGACATCATTCCAGACTTTACTGCAACCTCCAAGAGCTTTACCGTAATACGAAACAGTTCCTGAAAGTTGGAGACTTCAGCGGAATTACCCCTAGAGCGCAATCGCTCCACACAATCACTCAATTCGTCAAGTGCTGTAGAGTAATGATCTGGTGTAACATACTCATCGTTTGCAAGCTCACTTGCTTTACAAATGTCAACCGATTGTCCATCAACTCGAAGAAAGATGTAGTAGACATTATTTCCGCTTGGAATGGTGTCATTGAGACAGAAGTTGCCAGTTCTACCATTAATCTTTTTACCCTCGTAGTCAAAGATGTCATCAATCCCAGAATATTTCACACCACGAATATCCCTAGACTGTTGAGTTCCAGTGTGACCAGTTATTTCACCGCCTTCATCGATGATCGCTTGTCTGAGATGGTAGATGTATTCACTCTCAGCTGCTTGAGTTCGACCACCTCGAGTTAGAATTCGATCCCAAGGCATTCGAGCACGAATACGAATAATAATGTTGTTGTGAATATCTTCAATTGTGCGTGTGGCGGGAACCGCGGTGGGTCCGCGAAGATTGGGCATTGTCGTAAAATGGGTTGAATTCATCTTGAGCTTTTTAAGTTGACGTTTTACGAGAGTGCCGAACTGACTTAGGTGTTTGAGCATTACTATTACGCGGAAAATAACCACATAAACCACAACAAAAAGTAAAATTAAAATATTCTATTCACCACTTTCTGAGGCCAATTGTGTAGCAACAATTTCCGTGGGAGCGTCGGAATTGTCACCATCCCAATAGACCGCGTACTTATCATCACTTCCACAAACAATGCGTTTGAATCTATTTTTAGATTTGGACAGCTGATATTGAGACACTGCAAGTTGCTTGGCTGTCTTGTCGCGATAATTTTCATCATTGGCTTTGTATCGTGCACTACCCATTTTGTAGTTAATGTGTTTAAAGTTTGATTCAACAAAATGAGCCGCATTCTCTCGAGTATCGAAAATGAACCACTTCAAATTTGTCGTTCTCAATGGGTCGGTTTCCCTGTTGATGAGGTCAATCGCCCATTGATCGAGGCCTCTTGATGCTCCACCAGTTTCATTAAAGGGAATCTCGAAATTGGAATCCCACCACTCCAAGTAATTTCGTACAATATCAACATCACAAAAGATGTATACGTCAGAAGGTACATCGTAACCAGTTAAACGTAAGTCTTGAATTACGGTTGATCCATTTGACTTTTTAACGTATCTCGAAAACCATACACCTATATGTTGTTTATCTTCAATTGTTTTAGCACACCCAATCATATTTTTTAGAAAAATGAATGTGTGTTTCGTAGGTTTATTACCAAGCAGAACATCAAGTGTATCAATATTACCATTTCCATGAAACTCCATGACTGTATTATCAAACATGTTACCAAAATTAGTCGAAATCCTTCTTACATATTCCATGACTTTCTCTTGTTTCACTGTCTTTGTTGGGAGACGTATAAAATGGTACTTGTAGTCATGTCCATATATATCTTTAATAAATTTCATTAATCGAGTAACATTCATGTGATCAGCTAGATCAGTAATAGGACGAAGCTGACCATTAGTAAGAAGCTGTCTGGGACCAACGTAATTTGTTGGTGGGGTATCTTTTATGATGTAAAATCTTTCTTTAGTCGTTTTTCGATCTCTCAGAACTTTGCCGGGTGTAGCTGAAAATTCGACGAACTTGATATTATTTTCGTAACAATAATCTGGGTTTGAAAGTCCAATATCATCAAATACTTTCGCCAATGTTTGTGGCCTATCACCAGCTTCGCAAGCGATATGGAGTTCATCGATCAAAATAAGAACGTCTTTCTTACCCCTAACTACGTTTTTGAATGTACCGTTGAGATTGTTCAAATGAAACACATTAGAATGAATGATTTCGGGACATCTATCTTTTGTCTGTTCTTTCCAGAGAACATCTGATAATCCCGTAATGATGATTACATTCTCAGGGGATACTAGTCCATTCACAACGTAATATTTAATTAAAGCGATCATTGCACCAGTTTTACCCGACTGTGTGAATGCAGCCACCAATACGTACAGGAGATCTTCATTTTCTTCAAAGGCCTTACGTACATTGTCTGCGGTTCTCTGTTGGTTACTGTAAATCATAGATTTTCCCTTTCGTTTTTCTCGATCACTTAATGTATCAAATTCCATTAAAAACTTTACCAATGATCGTTGATCGGCAGAGATCTGACTCAGCGCCCTCATCAATTCTGACATATCTTGGATACTTGACATGTTGTTGTTATGTGTGTAGTTGAATTCTTTATCTTTCTTTAAAGTCGATCTCACTTAGGTTCGCAAATTCTTATCAGCCGTGTAGTACGTCTTCCCCTTCGTAACAAAACTATGTACCCTAGCATAGGCCCATGCCTGTGGAGAAGCGCCCGGACGATGCCCCGTTCTCCATGCGGCAAGACCCCTATTGTAGACCGTTTTTAGGGTTTTTAGAGGAATTTTAGTAGCCTTAGCAATATCAGGGAGGGTTTTGATTCCCGGATACATTTTCCTAAATCTCGCGGTGTAGGAGGAAGTCTTGGTTTTTCTTCCCTCATCCGTTCTGAACTTGGTGTAGTCCTTTTTGAGCATCTTCTTGTAACGAGTTTCAACCTCCTTGAGGGTCTCGAGGCCTCTGAAGTATTTGAGGGGTGCATAGACCTTACCCTCTCTTGTACGCAGTTGCTTAACTTTTCTAGTAATCTGAGCATCTGTGAGAGGCATCTTAATTTTTAGCGAGATTTTTATCACACAGGATATCAAATGGGACGAGTATGTTCTCTGATGATAACCGATAGTACTAGACCTAAACATCTTGATTTATTTTTCAATAGTGTATGGAACTTCAATGAACCAGTTAGTCTTGAATTAAATACTGTTTACTGTAATGATATTTCACTAAGACGGATTCTATCTATGAAAAAGGTGCTAGATCATCATAGACCGAACTCGCGTAAATATGTTGAAAGTAGTACAATCCTAGTTGGATCGAACTTCGCACGTCGCGTTTTACAAGTAGGACTCTTCCTTGTTAGACCCGAAAGACCCGTATTTGTTAGGGTCGCCCAATAAGTTTCTTCACATGCTCCACGAAAGTCTCCCCGCGATGAGATTCTGGAAACGTTTTGAAGTACAGTGTAAATACATCTGTACCATTTAAATGAACGTGGAGGAGATAAATCAAAAACACCACAAAGTTGAATATCACATCCTCCGTGTTCAAAAGAGACCTGGTTGGATCTTTTACATAACTGAGTAATGCAAATAGGATTTCCAACCCAATTATAACCACTCGCTTAGACCAGTGATAATCACTTGTAAATCTAATAGATGTGGTATACACAGCAACTCCAACCGCTAATAATAGAGGTAATAAAGGAGAATAGGGGTTAAAACCCAAATAATATGATACGGATAAAGCCCAAAGCCACCAACTAAACACAAGACTCTTCTTCCTCATCTATCTTCACTTGAGATATTTTATGGCCGCGGCGATGCTTGAATATATACATTTTCCAAAGCGGACACGGCCCGTCTTAGGGTTATAGTACCCTACGTGCCCATTGTATACAGCCTTGTGAATTTCACCCATATAAAAAATACAATATTATAATAATCAGCAGAGATGGGGTTGTCAATAATTATGGGAAATATGTTTTCCGGTAAAACATCAGAGTTGATTCGCCGACTTAAGCGTCTGAAAGTCATAGGGAAGAATATTTTGGTGATAAATTCTTCCAAAGATACACGATCCCCTGATGAAGTTCTAAAAACGCATGATAATGTTAAATTTGATTGCTATAAAACATATGATCTTTTTGATGTCACGGATACACTAGCTTTTCATGATGCTGATATCATAGCTGTGGATGAAGCGCAGTTCTTCCCTAGACTGAAAAAGTTTGTTGAATGTTGCCTTTACTGTGAAAAGAGTGTGATTTTGGCAGGCTTAGACGCCGACTCTTTTCAAAGGAAATTTGGAGAACTTATTGACTGTATCCCACTCGCATGTGATGTAACTAAACTTTCAGCCCTGTGTATGTGTTGTAATGATGGAACCCCTGGACCCTTCACAAAACGCATGGTAGAGGATAAAACCTTGGAACTCATAGGTGGAAGTGATATGTATAGTGCAGTTTGTCGCAAACATTTATAATTTGAAAACACCGTCTGAAATATTCCGAGCGATTCTTCTAAACCAACCTAACGGGGTCACTGAATCATTCTCATAAAGTGGTATAATGAGAGATATACGAGCGCACCCGTTTTGTTGCCTAGACACTGAATGTTTAACTTCACTTCCGTTGTACACAACACCCTTACCCGCCTTACTCTCGTTGATCTTTACCTTATCATTTCGGTCCTTTGTCATTAGGTGAGAGGTGTTACAGGTGCTCGTGTATATGTTACACACATAAGTCTTTCTTTTGCCACCTGTAAAGTTATTATCAAAGTGCCAGTCAATGTAATGACCACTTTGATTGTAGAGTCTCAAAAACCAACAGTATTGCTCAGTTTCACAATCAGCTGGTTTGGTCTTATCACTTCTAACTGTAGAAACATACTCCTCCACTATCTTGAAAACTTGGGGAAGTTTCTCTTTGATCGTAGATCGGGTAATCTTGTACCCCTCAACCGCACCAGAAGATGACTTGTTACCATGATTTTGCGCAATGTGTATGATGTCATTTACATATGGATTTAAGCTATTAGATATTGTAGTGCAATCCAATTCCTTGAACTTTCCACTCTGAGCTGGTTTAAGGTAACCATTCCAGAGGTTCAGAATGAACGGTATCAGAATTACAAACAATACGACCAGTATAGTTCTAATCTTCATACAATATAGCGTTATTTTTTTTCACCCTAAAACCGTTTGATGTCCAATATGAGTACAACTCGTTTACTGTGTCCAGTTTTAATCACTTTGTGGTATCTTGAATGATCAAATACAAACTCCTGTCCTTCTGTGTGAACATGTGGACCTTTCTCTGTATATAAAGTACAGTCACCATCCCCCATAATCGTAAGGTGGTATCTAAGTAAGAGATTGGTCTCGGCTCTATGTGCAGGTATAGTAGTGGGGGCATCCATGACTGCGAAAGATGCAGTCTCCTCATCAATACAAGGTATCTGCTTCACGAGACTCTTTAACTTCGGAAAATGTTCAAAAGAATATCGATAGTAGTTGTCATTCTTTTCAAACCAAGGATCTACGTCATGGTACATGGTTTTTTCTAGGGTTTTTGAAACCTCTTCAAACTCTTTGCGTATTTGTTTGTAATGTGCTTTGATTAACCATAGTCCCCCAAATTCCCAGTGTGAATATGTAGGTGCGTAAGCTATTAGATCTATGAGAGTGTTTCTAATTCCCACTAATGGTCGTCTCCAATTCTGGAAATACAGTCTATCTACAGGCAATTTCATAAAATCGTGACAGATTAGGATGAATGGAACAACCGCCAGATACCACATTATTTTCTCAGTAGATTATAAAAATGCCCGGATACGGCAAGCCCATGGAAAAGTACGCCCCCGCCCCCACTGCTGAGACCAAGGAGGTTAAGGATCGTTTCACGATGCCTGCCATCCCCCAGCTCACCATCGTCCAGATGATCATTGCTGGTGTCATCGTCGCCTACGCCTTCCTCGCCCGCAAGGTTAAGGGTGTCGTCGTTGCGACTCTCGCCCTTACCATTGGTCTGCTCCACATGTACGACCACCTCTACCGTGTGAAGAGGGGTCCTGAGAAGCTCTTCCTCCTCCCCGGTGATGAGAAGAAGGAGAACTACTGCGCCACTGGTGCCTGTGGTTGCGGTAAGTAAATTATATTTATAGATAGTAAGTATGCGCGTCAAGATTGTTCGCAGCCCTGATCCTAAAAAGAAGTTCAGGGCAATCTTAGAAAGCGGTAAAACGGTTGACTTCGGTGCGAGAGGGTATTCAGACTATACGAAACACAAAACACCTTCCCGTATGCGATCGTATGTATTACGTCACGGTGGTCAAATACCCAAGCGTATTATAGCAGAAAGAGATCCTAATAGAATTCAAAACCTAATGCTGGACATTAATCGCAGTGACAAAGAGGACTGGAAAATGAGTGGTATCAACGGGGCCGGATTTTGGTCACGTTGGTATCTCTGGAGTTTTCCTACCATTGCAGGTGTTAAGCGTTTTATGTCTAAGAGATTTGGGATACAGATCGTTTGAAGTCCCTGAACTTTTCAAAAAAGTGGATGATTGTAGTGAGGCGTTTATATAGATCTGGTCCGAGATCAAATTTAACTAGATCCTCTACTGAATCAAAGTAAATCAGGTCTACATCTTTCAATTGATCAACATTGAATATGTAGTCAGTAAATGTGTAATGTACACTGTCAAAATCTTCACCCTCCCACGTTCTCAAAACATTTTTGATGTGTTCCAATCCAAGGTGTTTCGAGATAGTGTTTACTACGCATATCTTAGCAATATGTATCAATCGCTTACATGTATAATCGTCTATGTCACGTTGCCATAATCGCTTCATGCGATCGCGATTCTTCCCCCCATCTTCTTTTACACATTCAGAAAAATTGGATATGAGTATTTCTGCTTTCTCAATATTTTCGTCGTTCATTATCCAATTATTCGCGAGGTCTTTTAAATTTTTGATGTTTATGTCATGCTCTGTTAATCGACAGAAACATCCTAAATCTTTCAATATACCCATTCTACTATCACTTCTATATTTTTTAACTTATAAAATTAGTTAAGCTTGAGCTTGTTAGCGGGCGCGTTCTTGTTGTTGTTAGGCTTGGCATTGTTGTTGGGCTTGTTAGCATTGTTGGCGGGCTTGTTAGCATTGTTGTTGGGCTTGTTAGCATTGTTGGCGGGCTTGTTAGCATTGTTGTTGGGCTTGTTAGCATTGTTGGCGGGCTTGTTAGCATTGTTGGCGGGCTTGTTAGCATTGTTGGCGGGCTTGTTGTTGTTGGGCTTGTTGTTGTTGGGCTTGTTGTTGGGCTTAGCATTGTTGTTAGGCTTAGCATTGTTGGCGGGAGCCGCGTTGTTACCACCGTTCGCAGCACGCGCCCTGTTAATAGCGTCCGTCGCTAATTTGAGAGCGATCTCACGGAGCTTCTTGGCACCGTTGTTGAGAGCGTTGTTCGCGGGCTGGTTATTATTAGCCATGATCGTAATATACTAATTAGTAAGATTATTTTTCCTCATCCCCTTTTTTTTCAATACATTTTTCAGTTCAGCCATAAGTGCCGCACGCTTAGCATTTACGGGGGGTTTCCTGGGTGGTGGTGGAGGTGGAGGAGGGGGAGGTGGTCCACCCCCAGTACGCATAGTCATTTGAGGACTGGGACCCACAATAGTTCTACAGATTCGAACAACTTGCTGAGCATTCTTGACACTATTTTCAAAGTTTAATCTAATTTTGGCGCGGAGTTCCTTAGCAGTTAGTTTGACCCGCTTACCACGGACATCCTTAGTAACTCGCAGACCCGCTTTCTTAGCCTTCTCCTTGAGATCCTTGTACTGCATATTACTATAGGTAAATATAAATAAAATTCCTTCTGAAGATATAAAGATAGTAAACTCATGAGTCATAAGATGGGTGATGTTACTGAACTAAAGATCATGATTACTCGTGTACTCATCCCTAGGATACGACAATTGGAAAGTGAAGTGGAATCTTTGAGAAAACATACATGGCCCTATGTGCAAGCTCGTAAGGAACATCACGAACTAGACGACATGGAAGCTAAGATGGATTTTTTCAAAAATTTGGACGATGACACAATCAAGCAACTTTTGGAAATCAAGTCTAGACTGCGTAGAGGTTCAAATCTTCAGCATAGGGAATTCGATATGATTACATTTAGGAATTTGGAGAATAATTTCTGCTAATAATGTATAGCTATGAGTTTCTTACGTAGCATAAGAGGTAGATCGGGTGCTCTATCTGGAGCATCTTCCACAGCTTCAAGTTTACTTGTTCAATCCCTCATACTCATGACATTAGCGGGTATGGATAACCCAATGGCAAAGGCACTTCTCATTTGCTGCGCCTGTTCATCCTGTTCAGGTACATTTAGAATGTTACAGCAGATACTCTATGGATTCACTGGTATCAGAACATACGGTGTTTGATTAAAATCTCAGAGTATATTAAATCACTCACGATGGGTGCCGCATTATCCTCCCTTTGGTTCTTCATAAGCCCAATTCCAGATATATCAAATAAGGGTAAGTTCAAGCAGGTTTCATCTTTCATGATGTCCGTGAGCTGTATGTTTACAATGCTCCTACTCTACTGGGGTAAGCAATTCTATGATATGCACCCTGGATTCCCCGTTCCATTCCCACCATGGTTCTTCCCAGGTATGCTAATACTTATGTGTAGTTGCTGCTGCTCAACCCTCAAACTTTTGGGTCAGGCAAGAAAGATCGGTAACAAGTAGTAGATTAAAAGAAGTTATCGGTGCGGTACATCTTAACCCCAAATGAACCAGTCTTACCAGTGATTGAGACTGTTTCATTTCCATATAGCTCCTGACACCCTATATCCTCCATACAGTCTCTAGCATTATGGCTTATAGGTATAGGGTAAATCTGTTGACCAGGTGTAGTAGTGTAATAATGATAACGACCGCGACGACCACGCACCTCTTTACCATATAGGGGTAATGTAGTTTCATTAGGTCCAGTTAATATACCTATTTGCTGCATTTGCCCAGGCTTGTATTTCTTGATGGGTGGTCCCCTAAACTCTGGATCCCGGCGCACACTTACTGGGCGTGGTGGTACTGGGAGAGAGGGTTGGGTCTGAACTTTGACAACCCTGGGATTATACCACATATAAACAAGAGCAAGAACTAGAACAATGAGGATAGCGGAAAGCATCTGAGTTTTCGTCTTGTTCTTCATTTATTATAGTTAAGGAAAATCTTTCCAATTAAGATATGAAGATACTAGCGATAGATATCGGGTATCACAACATGGGTTTAGTTTTAGCCGAGTCCTTGACCGGTCCAAGTATTACGATTGAATACATGAAAAAAGTAAATTTAGAAGACTACAAATATTTAAAGACCAATGACTTTGTTGACCTAGTTCCTTTATTTGTGGAAGATCATCAACACATTTTTGATGCGGCTGAGAAGATACTCATAGAAAGACAACCCCGGGTGGATTCACGAATATTGAGATTCTTTTACACTACATGTTCAGAGATAAGGTTAAACTTATTTAACCTGTGAGCATGTATTTACATTTTGGTATAAGAAACTTGGATTACGATGAGCGGAAAGAGCGGACTATAAGTCTAGCCGAAAGATGTTTGAAAGAGGAAATTCCATACGAAAGGAAACACGACATAGCTGATGCTGTGTGTATGATTATGTATGACAATTTTAAATGTGCGACTCATATATTTGATCGTTTTAGGTATCGTCCACCTTCTTCAACAACTTGAGTTCATTATTCATGATAGTGATTGAATTCTTAATGGCTTCCATTGCGACAAATATTTCATTTGTGTTTCCTCTGTCAATGAAATCCTGAATATTTTTAAGGTTGTGGTCAATCGACTCTTTACCGAGACGAGCATCCTCTTCGATCTTTCTTTTCGTTTCTTCGAGACGAGTTATTTTAGAGAAAATCGAGTCCCGGTCATCCATAAAATTTCTAGTTAAGTCTTTGATTTCCTTCTTTAGAACATCTTGGTGTTTGTAAAGATCGGTGCGAGAGATTTTGGATCTCCCCTGTTCAATATCCTTCTGAATTTCATGTATCTTGATAGAAATCAACTCTTTATCTCTCACAAATACCTCATATTTCTCCTCTACGATCTTTTCGAGACGAGCAATTTCAGTATCCATTATAAGAGATTGATAATTTTTTATGAAAATAATCTGTGCACATAATAAATGCCTAGTTCCAAGCAACTTCAGGATGCGCGTAAAAAGTTAAAGAAGACTCCTAAACCCAAAGGTAATTCACCTAGAATACCATCTGCTGCGCTCCTCCGTATCATCAAGTCGGATCCCAAGATTAAGCGTAACAAAGAATTTGTAAAGCGTGTCCATGAGTTAATCAAGAATGGTAAGTAAAATACCATTTAGACTACCCTCGTAGCAGGAATCTTCTTACCATCCCATACTTTGAAAATATCATTGATGATGTTATCAAAGTAACCAAGACGATACTGAACTATACCCCATAACACGAAGAATACAGTCTTCGTGAGATGATTAATCTCATTTTCCTCCATTTTGTATATTGGACCTACAACTCTTCCCATAAAGGTTTCTTCTTTTTTCTGACCCGTAATAACCATTTCTGCTTGAGTCAATGCACAGGTATCGTCATTTACTGACCAGTGATAAAAAATAAATGGAATTAAAAGTGAGTAAAATTCCAAGTTTCTCCTGTCATTGGTAAAGGGTACTACTAGGATGAAAATAAGAAACACAAGATGAATGAAAAAAATAATGTTCATCTTAATATAAGATGAGTGAAGAAATTAATATGGAAGAAACATGGAACGAATATCACGAGAGTATACTTCGCCAATGGGGTGAATCCTCTGCGTGCTACCGTTACATGCATCACCGCGCTTTTTTGATGTTCAAAAAGCTGTCTCTTCGCTTCAATTTGCCAGTGATTGTTTTGTCAACAATAACAGGTACGGCTAACTTTGCCCAGTCCACGCTGCCACAAGCTATTCAACCCGCGGCACCGTCTATAATTGGAGGGTTAAATCTAGTGGCAGGTTTGATTGCAACTATAATGCAGTTTCTTAAAATACAGGAATTAATGGAGAATCATAGAACTGCTGCGTTAGGTCACGGTTCACTGTCACGTAACATTAGGTTACAATTGGCTTTACCCCGCGATGAACGTAAGAAAGAGGGTCTTAAATTCGTCGAAGAGTGTAAAACTACATATGATAGTCTACTTGAACAGTCACCACCTATACCCAAGCACATCCTACTCAACTTTGAAAAGGAATACCCTATTGACGGTATATTTACCAAACCCGAAATCTTAGATGTGCGACCAATTCCATTCTTAAAGCCTCCTAAGACCACTACACCTATACGGGCTATGACTCAAGATACTCCATTTGAGAAAATCGGTAGAATGCTTTCACCTACTGAGCAGGAAGAGGAGGAAGAGGAACCGGAGGAAACTGAAGAGTATGAAGAGGAAGAAGAGACAGACGTCGAACAAGGTACGCCAAAAGAATAAACATTAGAAGATTGGTAAGGATTGTGGATACAATGAATGGTAAAATTTTCTTTCTTAAAGGTTTTACGATTCTTTCATGTAGTGCGTCATTTTTGAGTACCAAATCTATGGCCTGATTAGTAAGATCATCTATGGATTCCTTCATTAAAATAGTTGAGCAAAAAAAAAGTCCCGTCGTAACGACGATACACACTAAACAGATAGATCTAATTCGTAGATACATTAGAGAAGGCAAGAATGTATTTATTTGTGGACCCCTAGGAGTGGGCAAAACCTTCATTTTGGAGAAAGTGTTGGAAGGGACTAATCACATAGAATTACTTCCTCATCACCTAAAAAGAGATTCACATTTCTTACCGTTTATTAAACCATCTACTAAACATGTATTCATAGACAATTATGATAGCACGTTTAAATCTGTGATAGAACAGGTATCTGATGGTAATAATTTGACACGTGGATCTTTACTCGTGACAACAACAACCATGTGTATGTATCCAAATTTTGAGACAGTTATGATACCTAGACACAAACCCGATGTTCTCTTAACCCTAACCGAAAATCAAGGGAGGGAGGCTTATGAAGCAGCCGTTAGATCTCAAGGAAACATTCGTAACTTTTTCACCTATCTGGAAGGGTATGATGAAATGGATGAATTTAAGACCCCTAAAGAGTTTATAGCGGATGTGTTGAGTGATCCGAGTCCTGTAAAAATTTTAGATAATATAGCCGAGCATGGACACATGTGGGACATCTTTCAAGAAAACTACATTGACTCAAAAGGTGTAGATTTAATTAAATCCACTGTTTCGTTCTCTGATGCCGATGTGTATGATACCTATATCTATCAGTCGGGTAATTGGAATCTGATGCCATACTTTGTATTACACGCTTTAACTTTACCAAAGTCAGCCCTTGGTGAACCCCTAAATAAGGATAAGATACGACCTGGTTCGTGTTGGACAAAGTTAGGAAATTACAAGATGCGTAAACAAAAGTTTTCGGATATTCAGAAGAAATCTAGAATGGGGTTGGGGGTTGAAGAATTGTGTCTATTAAAGAAGTATGCAGAAAAAGGAGACTTGGAACCATTACTTGAGTATAAAATAACTCCTCAAGATTTTGATGTCATCAATCATCTTGCAGTTGGAAATGGCTTAAAATCAAAGGATGTAACAAGAGTAAAGAAAGCCTTGAAAAATGCCTACGACAGATGATGAAATCAAAGAACAAGAAGAGAATGATTCCATCAAGGTGATTGGTAATGAAATTTTGTATTATGGTGATATTGACCGCGAAAACGCACTTGAATTTGTAGAGAAGTTCAAAAAGCTAGAGATTGATCTCATGAAAAAGGCGGCGGAGCTTGTTGGATACGAGCCAATGATTCGTGTTCACATAATGAGTGAAGGGGGTGATGTGTTTGCGGGTCTAAACATGATGAATGTTCTTGAACGCTCGCGTGTCAAAGTCATCACGATCGCCCAAGGTTCCTGTTGTAGTGCAGCCACCTTTTTACTTTTAGGAGGGGCCGAGAGGCGTATGGGTAAGAACGCGTACTGCCTTATCCACCAAATTAGTACTGAAATGTGGGGTAATTTCAATGAGCTTAAGAATGAAATGAAGTCAAATGATAAGCTCATGAAGATGCTGAAGGAGATGTATCTCTCGAAGACAAAGATCCCTGAAACCAAGTTTAAAACCCTAATGAAAAAGGATATTTATTTGCCACCGGACAAGTGTCTTAAATATGGAATCGTTTCCGCGATTGAGTAATTGTCACATGGCGCTTATATAATCCCAAAATACACAAAAAAATGAAAATAATACAAAAAGTATTTGCATTCAATGGCATAAATGTGCTTTCTGGAGGCCTAAGTCGTTCCATTCTACCGTAATTTATAACCGGAATTTCCGACATCTACTTAAAACTGATATTTTATTATCGTATAATGGAACGCCTTATCAGACAAGACAAGCACGGTCGCGACCGCTACATCGACATCAAGGTTGAAGACCTAAAAAATGGAACTGCGGATATCGTGAAGGTCTCTGGCATCGTGGGAAGTGACAAGTTTACTGAATCACGAACCAATGTTAAGACTGGTTATGAGAAAGCTCTCAAGCGAGCTCAAACTATGTGGAACAATGAGCATACCAAATGTAATCAGGTGTTGCCCATGCTTGCGAACAAGTGGGAGGAGAGGAAGAAATACATCTCCGAACCTTTCTATGTTCAACCCAAACTTGATGGTGTTCGTCTACTGGTTTCAAAGGATGGTGGTATCTCACGAACTGGTAAGATTATCCCTGGAACCGAGGTTCTTGGGAAGGGTCTTGAGCCGGGTCAATATGTTGACGGTGAAGCGTATGATCCCAATCTCTCATTTGAAGATCTTACCAGCACCTTTAAAACTGATCCTCTGAAGCTCAAATTTTATATTTTTGACTTCTTTGATCTCAAGAAGCTGAATATGACTTTTGAAGAACGCTGGCATAAGGTCAAATCTCTATCGAATATCCACTACGAATATGTTGAGACCTTCAATATCAAAAAACACAAAGATATGGAAGGCTATCACAAGATGTTCATGCAGCAGGGATTTGAGGGTACCATGATCCGTGACCCCTTCAGTGTCTATGAGGTGGGTCAACGAAGCAATTATCTCCTCAAGTACAAGGATTTCCAGACCGAGGAATATGAGATTGTTGGTGCCAAGACAGGGCATGGTCGCGACGCTGATGCGGTTGTCTGGGTGTGTAAGACTCAAGATGGACAGCAGTTTACAGTTCGTCCCGAAGGAACCATTGCTCAGAGGGAAGAGCATTACAAGAACTACAAGGAGTACATTGGAAAGATGCTCACTGTGCGTTTCCAAAACCTGACAGCCCAAAAGGTGCCCCGATTCCCGGTGGGTGTTGTAATTAGAGATTATGAATAATGTTTGTAATAAATAAATGAATCGGATTGCAATCGACATTGATGAAGTCTTAGTAAAGTTTCTCTTTCCGTTGGCGAAACATCACAATAAAGTTCACAAACTTTGGAGTAAACCCAAATACAATTATATATACCGTGAAGTATTTGATATTGATGAGCCAACTTCCCAAAACATGGTGAGAGAATTTTATAAATCCAAAGCCTTCATGGATCTCGTACCTATAAAAGGTTCACAAGCGGCTATGTACTCTTTAAAGCGATGTGCTAACAAAATGTATGTGGTCACGGGTCGTCAAGATGTTGTGCGTGATGAGACAGAAACATGGATTGAAACCTTTTTCCCGGGTGTGTTTGATGATGTTATTTTGACCAATAGTTTTACCCCCAATGAAATACACAAGGCTGATATTTGTCGCGCCTTGAACATAGGCCTTATAATAGATGACAACAAGAGTATTTGTGACCGTTGCATAAATGATGGTGTTAAAGCTCTGAACTACATCGGAGAAGATGAGATATACCCGTGGTGTGAAAAAAGTGACATAAGTATTCGAGATTGGACGAATTATGTAAACGAGCTTAAAATATACGATATTTAATGAATTAGAAAATGTCTCTCGGTCTCATCGGTCTCGGCGCCATTGGTGGAAACCTCGCTCTTAACATCCAGAAGTCTAATGAACTTCATGTGTACAATCGTACACCCGAACAAGTTAAAGCTCTTACGGACGATTGTATGAATATTCGTGGTCATTCTTCTATGGAAGATATGGTTTCTAAAATGGAATCTCCCCGAACCATCATCACTGCCCTTCCTCACGGTGAAGTAACGGATTCTGTTGTAAAGCAGTTGAGTAAGTCTCTAGAAGAAAATGATACGATCATTGATTGCTCCAACGAATTCTACAGAACTTCTAGGAACCGTGGTGCGTATTGTCAATCCAAGGGTATTAATTATATGGGTGTAGGTCTCTCAGGTGGAGCTAATGGGGCTAGAACGGGTCCGGCACTCATGATAGGCTCTACTTGGGATACATACAAGAAAGTTGAACCTCTTTTCAAATCAATCGCCAAAAGTTACGCTTATATGGGTACCGATTATGGTGTTGGTCATTACACTAAGATGGTTCACAATGGTGTTGAATATGGTATGCTTCAAGGTATCGCCGACGTTTTCGCATACTGCAACCAAGATAAGCACTATATGGCCCAAGTTCTGAGAGAAGCCGAAAATTCAGACATTAGTGGATATCTCACTAATTCCGCGTTACAGGTACTTGATAACTATAAAATCCATAAGATTGCGGATATAGGTCAGATGAATAACACTGGACTGTGGTGTAGTCAAATTGGTCTAGAATATGGTATTCCAACACCTACTATCAATTCAGCTGTAAATGCTAGGTTTACGAGTCGTCATGTCAAGGCTATCAATACGGCGCAACATTTGAACTACGCGATTGACCCCATTGTGGGATTGGATACTTTGCGTTTTGTGTTTGCGACTTCTATCCTAGAAGGTTTTGAGCTAATGAATACGAGGCATGTAAAGGATGAAAGTATCAAAAGGGCTTGGTCTTCTGGTACTATCATTGAATGTCCAATGATTAGGGAAAACTGTCGTAACATTATTGAAGAAACGGTAGACAATGCAAGGGTTCTTATGATGTATTGTACCTCTGGGAGTATACCATGCCCAGCCGTTCAAGCTGCCCTTACACAGTATGATTTTACCCATCAGACTTCAACTTCTATGAAGTTCATCATGGCGCAACGAAACTTTTTCGGTCAACACGAGATGATTGAGGCGTGATCCCATAGGTAATCAACCTCTTTCTCTCTTAAAAAGAAGTCTTTGTTTCCAGCTTTGATCTGTCTGAGTACATTTTCGTATGCGCAACCACCCTCATTTAAATTCCAAATTTCATTGTTTATGAGAATATTCTTTTCCTCTTTGAGAACCATCTTAGCCATGTCAGCCTCCAAATAAACATTTTTGTAGGTCATGGAGATCTTACATTGTGTTGGAGCGGTGCCATTATATTCTAAACTTCTCGAGAGTTGCATAACTTCTGGTTTAATAGATCGTAATTCTTTAAGTATTATTTCCCGTTTTACCCCCACGTGTTTGGCTATGATTGTAGCAAACAATAGGACGCAATGACTTTGATACATGTCTCCGATTATACCCACAGTATCAAAGTAGTTAATCCTTTCGTTCATATCACCACATTCGTGTAGCTTGAGCTTGATACTCTCCAGTCTAGCGGGTGTTCTTATCCATTTCAAAATATCCTTACCAAGATAATGGTCGTTATATATCACATTTATGTTGTTGTCACTTATAAAGTCTTTAATTTGTTCAAAATCGTACTTTGAATGTCCGTGAGGTTTTTCAAGTATATAGGTTGGATTAACAATGTCAAGGTAAGGTTCCACGTTCTCACAGAAATTGTGAGTGGGAATGGCCATGTAAGCAACTACGTTCTTCTCATCTTTGAGATGATCTAAGTTTGCTACTTCCCGCCGTGAAATTGGGGTGTACGGGCACCCCATTTTTTTGAGAGCTGGTATAATTCTCGATTGGGCCAGATGGCCCCTGGCACCAAACACTAAACAGTGATCCATTTATCACTATTTTTTTGCGAGATTTTTTTGAGGGAAATTGACTTAAAATTTTTGAAGGAAAATCATATATGTCGGTAGGGATAGTAACACCCAATGTACTCGCAGAATTAACTACAAAAATATGTATGCGACTGGGTAACAAAGGTGACACTTCACTACCCATTCATGTATCCCAAAAATATTCATCACCAGAACAAATGGTTTTAGATATGGAAAAACCTAGAAGGGTATTCACATTTTGTCCATCGACGCCACACAATTCGGATAACGTCATTGAATCTTTATGTACACAAATGGGTCCTCTTGATGTGGTCATAGATTGTTACATAGATAGTGATACCGACATTTCACATCGCCGTGATATATGTGAACATAACAGTACACAGTACCTTTCAGTCAATATGACCCACGCCGGTATGTTTGTACAAGGTGGGCGCAGTGCATATATGGAAAACAAGAATTTACTCAAGAAACTTAATCCAAATATGTATTATTTGGGCCCAATTAAAATCGTGTAAATTATAAATGTTTGCTCTTTTATGTAAACCAATTGTTGTACCAGTTCAAACAGGAAACCCAGTTTTAAGAGCAAACGATTGCCGCATTGCCTATGTAACACCATCTCAATCACAAGAGGGTAAACTTGAGATTGAGATACTTGAAGCACCTCCCGTATATGTAGGACCGGATAAGGAAAGTGATAAGTTTTAATGAAATGGGTTTGTAAGATTAATTAGTTTTTTGTTTTCTTTTGTTTTCATATAAATAACCTCATCGCATTCACCACCTTTCATAACCATTTCGGGTTCTCCACATGTGGTTCCAGCTGTCTTATGCCTATCACACGCAAATTTAGTCCTTGTTGTGATATCCATATTCTGGCTATAGCCGATAAATGTTCTATCAACTACACCATTCTTATCCAAAGCTTCAACTGTAGCTTTCCATGAGTATGGACCGAATTTCCATTCATTTGTTGTGTCTATGGGTGGTGGAGGAGCATCCAAGGTGAATGCAGACATACGATGACTGAAACGCCTCTTCAGAGACAGAACTGGGGAGCATATGAAGCTCGCGAGTGTTATCATTACTAACGGTTATCTTTGTACTTTTAAGCAAGTTAATTTTACAAGATGGATGACACATTGTAAAACTCCTCCGACCGGGTTTGAACCGATGACCTACAGGTTAACAGCCTGTCGCTCTACCAACTGAGCTACAGAGGAATGGTCCCCTCTATCCGACTTGAACGAATGACCGTTGGAACTACAGTCCACTGCTCTACCAACTGAGCTAAGAGGGGTGGAGCTCCCACGTGGATTCGAACCACGGGTGGTGGATTCAAAGTCCACAGTGTTAACCAACTACACTATAGGAGCCTCAGGTATATCAATAATTTGTCGCTTTTCTTTAACCTCGTAAACATATTTAAAGTAATACATGAGCAAGGAGAAAAGACCAGCTGAAACATTGGTGATGGTCATGGGTATCACGTCGTAGTGAAATGAGTATACGAGAGATAATACACTTGCTGCGAGGTTCAAGTGAAGAAAATTGTAATTTATAGCTTTAGCATCTTTATGTTTGTACACATGGTGAATTTCGGGTATGAACATTATGACGATGAAGACGGATCCTATCAGACCACATACATCTATACCATTCATTCTTATCTATATAAATTTTCTCTTGTTTAAGTAATATGATCGTTTATGTCGTACTTTTTGTGATCATATGCTTACTACTTGGGTACATGAAGCGAAAAAAGTTTGAAAAGTACGACTTCAAATGCTTCTTATTGGCTATGAAGAATGAGTCAGCGAGAAGTGAAAAGTTCATCCGTAGTATAGACAAAAAGATACCACTTGAAATCATATACGGTAAGGATACTAGAACCCCAAAATTGGCTGAAAAGTATCGTGAACAGGTAAACCCAGATTACTATGAGAAGGCTGTAGAGATGTATAATGATCCAGATGTTAAACGTCCGGACATAACCTATTTCAACCTAGGGGCTATTGGGTGCTTCATGGGACACATGAAATTCTACGAAAAGTGTATAAACCAAGGTCTAAAATACGCAGTCATATTTGAGGATAATGTAGTTATAGACTCCAATAGAATCTACGATGAAATTCAATCGGTCATAAACGAAAAGGGGGATGACTTTGATATGTGTTTCTTCCACTGTTTATCTAGACTTCCCGACAAAATCGAAGGAACTCTGGAAAAGGTAAAGTGGATCTCTAGTACAAAGTGCTACCTAATTAACGTACATAATATGGCGTGGTACAGAAGATTCTTCTATCCAATGGACAACCACGTGGATATGAAACATGAGGATCTTATTTCAAGGGGGGCTAGGGTCTATTACAAAGACTTGAGTAGATTTATGCATATAGATAGAACTCACAAAAGTACGATAGGACACAGTGAACATGGAAGACCTTTGTTCTTCTCACGCGTCTTCCCGGATGCCACACCCGATGATCTTAAACCCGGTTATTAAATTATTCACAACTTTTACAATGAGGACAATCATTCTAAAAGGAGTGTTCCCAACGGGGCTCGAACCCGTGACCTTGGCGTTATAAGCACCACGCTCTAACCAACTGAGCTATAGGAACGGTGCTTTTGGTTATATTACTAACCAACTTGTATAACGGTGGGACTCCTTCCCACATACTATTTAGGAACCTTGACTTTAAGTGGGTTAAATTTTAATATCAGCATATATCAAATGTCATACGAGATAGTGACATATGCCAATAAATCACATGGCTTATTTGAAGAACTCGTGAATAATGAGTTTAATGTTCCAGTCAAGGTTTTGGGATGGGGAACAGAATGGAAGGGGTTCTCCGACAAGACCAAAGGTGTTATGGACTACTTAAAAACCAAGAATGCTACGGATATTATCATATTTCTAGATGGATTTGACACTAAGATTAACAAAGATCCTAGTAATGTCGTGGATCTTTTCAATCAATTTGATTGTAAGATTCTACTTTCCAGTGATCCCAACATAAGTGGAAAGTTTATCACAAGCCTCATTTTTGGTACATGTAAGGGAAGTGGAACCGCCAACGCTGGAATGTATATGGGCTACGCCAAAGAACTCTTAGAATTCCTTGAAGCTGAAGCAAAGACGAAATGCAAAGATGATCAATTAAACTTCAACACATTGTGCAGAAGTCGTGATGATATTAAGGTGGATGAGAATAATGTTATTTTCGAGAACTTCAAACCAACCCAAAGTAGGAATGAATCAAACGCACCATTTGTATCTTACCCAGGTTCACCCGGTTTGAGTCGCTACTCTAGGGCTGTCACTGAATACGCACAGTTTGTGTACATTTACATACTGTGCCTACTTATAGTGGCTATGGCATTTTTACCTCAACACAAGAATCTTTTGGTAACTACTACAATAGGAGCGACCGCTTTTTACGCATTATTCGCAGATAAATCCTGTACCGTTTAAGCCATCTTAGAAGGCATAGGAGGTACCATGTTCTTTAACTGAGCCATGCGATTAGATAAGCTGGAATTGGCCTCAAGACCTAAGAGGCTAATAATCTCACCAATGAGGAGACCCTGCTGGATCATAACCAAAAACTTGGCCATATCTGTCTTTGGAGAGTAATCACCATAACCCACGGTACTCATAGTTGTAAAACTGAAATAAAAGGGATCAAGCATAGTCTTGAAACCAAAGTTTTTATTGCTCGCCTTGTCAAGCATCATGTAGAGTATACCGAATACAAACGTGATAAGGAAGACCGCAGGTAATCTTTGCATTTATAGTTAGACTATATTTTATTTACACAGATTCCATCCTGTTTAATTCATCCATCTCAACATCACGGCTTTTCCTCCTGCCATCTTTTACCCCCTTGAAAGCATTGAGCCATCTAGATACAGCGCGTTTAGATGAAGTTACTGAGGCTGCATCATCACTTACAACTATACTTAAACCATTACAAACATCGGGCTTGTTTTCTTTCTCGGGAAATTGTACCATGAATGCCTGTATACTTATAGCTGGGATATCTGGAGCGTCATCTAAAAGTTTGTCGTATTCCTCTCTTGACTTCATAATAAACTCAACAACATTTCCTCGATGCTTAATATCAAGAGATAATTCCATATCTATTGACCTATAGAACTTTGACCAATTTACACACATAGCTGAATGCGACTCAGATAAAGGTAAAGACTGGCTAAATTTTGAGATACTCGAAAGAATACCAGCTATGACGTTCAAAAACGCGAAAAAATACTGGACGATCATGATACGTGTTTTAGTTTCCGAAGACACACCGTCATTGCCACTGGGATTCAGCACAGCAAAGCCACCCACTCCCGTTATTGAGGCTATGATGATAGACGGATACGCCAGCCAGTCATTTTGTTTTTTATAATAAAGACGGGCATGGTTATGTAGCCATCGATACCCGGCTGCTTTTTCTGCCCACTTAATAAGAAGTTTTTCCTGCTTTTCACACCATTCACAGTGTTCATCTATAGTTTTAACACTCATGGACTTAAATTAGATGGACAAATTTTTAGCGCACTCCCTTGCTAATTTATCAACTTCTTCATTCTGGGGATTTCCGTTATGAGCCTTTACCCATTTCCATTCAATCATGATAAAACGCATCCTTAATTCATCAAGTTTAACCCATAACTCCTTGTTCTTAACAACTCCACCACTGGAAGTTTTCCATCCATTCTTCTTCCAGTTGTGAATCCAGGTGGATATACCCTGTTTCACATAGTTGCTGTCAGTAATGATACGCACGTTATTCTCCTCCATCCATACACACTGTTCAAGTGCTTTGATAATCGCAGTCATCTCCATCACGTTATTTGTAGTATTAGGTTTAGACCCACACAGTTTAAAGTCCTTGCTTATCGCAGCCCATCCACCCCTACCAGGGTTTCCGAGGCAACTTCCATCTGTGTATATTTCATACATAACCAAAATACGTTCCACACTTTTATGTAATTTTTTTCTCAGTACATTGTAACAAAGGGTATAAATATGGCTGCTAATATGATGCCCCTTTTGATGATGTGCTCCATGTCGGTGTCGTCTTCGTCATCGTCTGGTCTCGTTGTAGCCCCAATTGTTATATTTTTCAACGTGATAATGGGATTTTTCAGAACCTTGATGAATCCATTCGGTGCTGGTAAGAAACTCATCAAGGCACCTTTTAATCTCGCGAAGAGGGGTATCAGAGGCGCTGGGAGATTTATTACAAAAAGACGACAAGCTTTACGTAGAGTTGGGCGTGGATTTAGGAGAGTGTTCAGAAGACCTCGTATCCGAATCAGAAGGCCTAGATTCTGTTTCTCCCCCGAAACCCCCATTCAACTTAAAAATGGTAAGACTGTGAAGATTAAGAACTTAAAGTTGGGTGATACTCTCATTAACGGTAGTGTTGTAGACGCAGTTATGAGAATTAAAAACTACAACGATCCTTACTACAAGATTGGTGACATTTATGTAACTGGTTCTCACTACGTCAAACATGGTATGAAGTATGTGCAAGTTAAGGACTTACCAAATGCCAAGCTTACCGACAAGGTGGATGATGTTCTCAGCTGCTTGGTGACAAGTGATCACAAGATCCCCGTAGGTAATATGGTGTTTTGGGATTGGGAGGATAACCTCATCCCAACAAAGAAGAATGTCGATGTGATATTCAATAAAATACGATCAGCTAGGGCTGCTCGTAAGATGGTTGCTCAGTAAATTATTTTCGCGTGTGATTTACAATCACAAAAGACTATTCAAACGTAGTGTTTTGTGACTGACTCTAAAATTTTCTATTAATATAATAAGATTATTCAATATGGATATGGCAATGATGTTGATGATGGGGAGCGCTGCCTCGGCATCTTCCTCATCAATAAGTCTTTTGGGTGGAGGTGGAGCTGCCTTTGCAATTTTCAAAAAGAGACAAGCTGATCAGGCAGCTGCTGAACAAGCTGCCGCCGCAAGACGAAGAGCTGAAGCTGAAGCCGCTAGACGAAGAGCTGAAGAAGCTAGACGAAGAGCTGACGCGGCTAGACGAGCACAAGCAGCTGCCCGAGCCCGAGCTCTATCAGCTAGAAGAGCCGCAGCTGCCCGAGCAAGAGCCGCAGCTGCCCGAGCAAGAGCCGCAGCAAGAGCCGCAGCAGCCAGAGCAAGAGCCGCAGCAAGAGCCGCAGCACGTAGAGCAAGAGCCGCAGCACGTAAAGTAACAAGAGGATTCCGTAGATTTGGACGTGGGATTAGGAGAAGATTCCGTAGATTTGGGCGTAGATTTGGGCGTAGATTCAGACGTCCTAGATTCGGACGCCGTTGCTTCTCTCCGGATACCCCTATAAAGCTTCTAGATGGTACCACTGTACCCATTAAGAATCTTAAGCTTGGTGATGTTCTCATAAATGGTAGCATTGTAAATGCCACTATGCAGATTAGAAACGAAGGAGATAAATACTACCGTATTTTCAGTAAGGAACTTGATGCTGATATACTCGTCACAGGATCTCACTACATAAGAGACTCTAATAAATATGTAAGAGTCGAAAAATTCAAAGAGTCTAGAGCTACGGATACATTTGATGTTGTGGTCAATTGTATAATTACAAACGATCATAGAATACCAGTAGGTGAACATATATTTTGGGATTGGGAAGACCAAAAAGTCAATTTATAATATTGACCTAATACATAATGAATGGACCAGTTCCTTTACCAAATCAAGGAGGAGGTGGTGGGGATAATACATGGATGATAGTAACAGCGCTTGTAGCGTGCTGCTGTTCTTCATCCATAGGTGGAGGTATTTTTGCCTTTCTTCGTATGAGGAAGAAAAAGGTGGTAAGAAAGACTAAGCGTGTACGTCCTAGACGCCCTAGACGCTTTAGACCTAGAATCAGACGCTTTAGGCCTAGATTTAGACGCTTTAGGCGTCGTAGGTTCCGTCCCCGCCGCTTTGGGAGAATGGGACGTTTCGGGCGTAAATTTAGAAGGCCCCGTTTTGCAAGGTTTCGCCGCCGTTGCTTCGCTCCCGAGACTGAAGTCCAACTTAAGAATGGTACTACCCGTCAAATGAAGAATCTTGAACTTGGTGATGTTCTTATTAACGGAAGCATTGTTGAGGCTACTATGAAGATTAAGAATCAAAATGATCCTTATTACAAGATTGGTGACATTCACGTAACTGGGTCTCACTATATGAAGGACGGAAACGTCTACAAACAGGTTCGCAACTTCTCTAAGGCTGAACCCATTAACAAGGTTGACAAGGTTGTATGCTGCTTAGTTACAAACGATCATAAGATTCCTGTCGGTAACTTTACATTCTGGGATTGGGAGGATAACCTCGTACCAAATTACATCCAAACTTCAACAAAGGCTATGACTATCAGAAATCGTCCCCGGAACACCAGTGTAGTTGATGACAAATAAATTGTTGTCATAAAGTAAGATGGATATAGTGTCCAAAGCTTTAGCTTTACCTATACCACTACCTAAGGAGTATGTCCAGTCACTACCTAGGATCCCTAAGGACAAGAAATTCCCTAAACGCGTGTGTAGGGATGTACAGGTGAGTGAAGATGCATCTAACGCAGAAAAAGCTAAACTCAACACAGATGAGACATTTACACGAATGTGTGAAGATGACATAACTAATGCAGCTAATGAAGAGGCAATAGGAGAAATGATTCCATTAATCATTCTCTTAGTACTGTGTTGCCTTTGTTGTATATCTATGGTTTCAGTTGGGTTCGGTGGATACAGGTGGTGGACATCTAAATATAGACCACAAACCAAAATACACCGTCGCCGTCCTCGCCCTAGAAATGTTTAATCAAAAATCCTTTTTAAAACCTGTATATGGCATATGCGTTTTAAAAAAGTCCGTTGCCTTCTTTGGTGTTTTACATATAGTGTCACCACAGTGATCTCTGTTCTGATACACAGAGTTTATAGATGTTGAAATTTCGTTACATGTCTTTAGAGACCATCGACCTAACTTGGGTTTTTCCACTTTGGTGAAAAGATCATAAATTCGTCGTAGTATCATAACTTCGTTACTAGTGTTATTTTTAAGCTTTCAAATTTAAAAATTGTATGGTTTCAATTTTTAAAAATGAAGATTTAATTAATTATTTACTAAAATACTTCGTATGAGTATTTAGTTGGAGAAGGCGAGACCACCCATACCGGATTGGATACGGAGGACATTGTAGTTGGTGGCGAACATGTGCATGGTGGTAGCATTCTGCGCGGTGTTCATAGTGACAGCAACCTGGGCATTGTCAATGCGGGAGAAGTTGCAAGTGCCAGTGGGCTGATGTTCCTCGGGCTTCAACGCGAAAGAGTATGAATAGATGCCCGCGTATGGGGAACCAGTGTGGTGCTGGAAGGGCTGGACGGAGTTGAAGTACTTACCCTTCTGCTCCTTGAACCTGTCCTGACCGTTGAGAACAAGCTTGAAGGTGTTGAGGGGACCAACGGAATCCTCAGTGAAGAGGGAGGTACCGCCAAGCTCACCGAGGCCGAGCTGGGGAGAACCGTAGGTGGAGAGGGAGACGAGGGCGTTGGAGGTGGCCGCGGCGGGGGCAGTGTGAAGCTTGACATCCGCATCGTTGGACTCAGTGGTGAAGTTCCACATAGAGTTCTGGGTGAGGGTGTTGGAGAAGCACCACACGAGCTCCTTGACGGGGTGGTTGTACGAGAGGCGGACCTGCTTGGTTTGAGCGGAGTCAACGGTGTCAGCGCCAGTGTGCTGAACCTGCTCAATGAGGTACTCATGACCCTTCTGGGCAAATCGCCTACGCTCCTCAGTGTCGAGGTAGATGTAGTTGGCCCAGACCTTGAAGGTGGAGGTGTCGAGCCACTCATCGAAATGCGCGGACAGATCGAAATCCAGTCGCACCTCGTGGTACTGCAGAGCAATTAGTGGGAGGTAGAGACCGGGATTGCGGTTAAAGAAAAAGTATAGGGGTAAATAGACAGTCTTGCCGGAGATACCGGAAGTCATCTTACCGTAAAGAGCCTTCTTGGAGTCATCGAGGTAGAGCTCGGAGTAGAGACGCCACCACTTGGCATACTGCTTGTCTATTCTCTGACCACCAATTGAGAGTTCGACGTTGTTGATCGCACGCTCGGCAACCCAGCAAGCACCGGCCTCATCAATACCGGAGGACTTGACCTTAAGTTCGACGTACATGTCGCCGACAAGATCACCGTTGCGGGCAACAGTGACGGAGACGCGACCGGAGTCAGCGGCAGTACCGTTGACGGTCTGCTCGATGTTCTCCATCGCGAAGTTAGTGTGGCGCTTGTATTTCGCCTGGAAGAAAGTTACCTCAGGGTTACCAGTAAGGTAGACATCCTGGGCACCGTACGCTACGAGTTGCATAAGACCACCGGCCATTTTGAGAGTTGTTGTACTATAGACAGAGAAAATAATTTTGGGGAAATGCGAAATTTCGCGATCCAATTTTTCTCAGTCTACATCAAAATGTCCACGCAGCCTGATGAAGTTGATGTAGAAATCGAGGACGGTGAAATTATTGACACCGAGTCCGAGATTGAGAATGGTAGCATCATTGATCCCGGTGAGGATGAGGAGATCGATCTACCCGAGTTGCTTGGATCCCTGTTCGCGACCGAAGAGGGTGACACTGTTTGCACTGCCCTCGTGGGAATCTCTAACCAGATCCAAGTCCAAAACAAAATTCTTATTAAAATTTTGGCTCAACTTCAATCCTTGAAAAAGTAATTAAAAGAAAAAATTGTAGTATCAGTAATATGGAAAAGACCCACTTCATTGATAAGGAACCCAACAAGTATGAAGCTCTGGCAGAGATTCGTAGTCAGCAAATTCGGTCAATGAATGAGGATCAGGCTATACGCACCCTCTCAAATTTGGAGGATTCGTGGGGTCTCCATGAAAAAGACTTTCTCAGTCATCAATTGCTGGGGTATAGCCAGTATCTTTCAGGTAGTTGTTTCAATAAACATGGGGCTGTATCAATCAACGATATTGATCTAGCAGCAATTAAGGATATCAAAAAGAAGAACGTTGATTTTGCTATAGATTTGAGAAATCACCTGAACAAGCTGAAGAGAGAAAAAGAGAAAGAGGAGAAAGAGGAGAAGAAGGAAGAGGAGAAGGTTAATTTGGAAGACGCTTTGACTATTAGCGTAGACAAACGAATCGCTCACGTCATTTTACATATGGAAGATGGATTTGATAATATCCGACGTCACTACATTTCTTATGAGCGTGTGAGCACTCCAACTCTCTCCGGAGACCCACAGTTTCCAAAGTTTTCAGATCCTTCTGCTATGGACGAAGAAGAGATTGAAAATAGCAGCCCTTACCAAAAGTGTCTGATGTATACACTGGAAGAAGCTTACAAGTGTGGATACCGTCGTTACAAGGGACATTGCTGTGAAGAAATTAAAACTATTGAGGGACATAGAACTAGGGCATGGAATCCAGTGTTCCCGATTGATAAATTTGTCTACTCTATCGCTAAGAAGGACATCTCTTTTAAAAACTGGAAGAACTTCACAAGCAAGGGTAGTATTTTCCGTGAAGTCATTGATCATGTTTCTAAGTGTGATGATCAGCAGTTTCCGGAGATTTCTAAAAGAAGACATGTGTGGTCTTTCAGAAACGGTCTCTTTGTTGGAAAGGAGTGGCTCCCAGATAAGGGGATCTATGACTGCCGCTTTTATCCCTATGATAGCCCCGATTTCGCCTGCCTTGATCCCACCATTGTTTCGTGTAAGTACTTTGATCAGCAATTTGATGACTTTTCACACTTGGAGAGGTGGCAGGATATTCCAACACCCAATTTTGACAGGGTGCTTCAGTATCAAAAGCTGGAACCAGATGTATGTGACTGGGCTTATGTAATGGGTGGGCGTCTCTGTTATGATGTTGGAGAGCTTGATTCTTGGCAAATCATTCCATTCTTCAAGGGTATTGCGAGATCTGGTAAGAGTACCCTAATTACGAAGGTATTCAAGAAGTTCTACGAGAGTGAAGACGTTGGTGTTCTCGCGAATAATATTGAGAAGAAGTTTGGCTTGTCTGCGATCAAAGATAACTTCATGTTTATTGCACCAGAGATTAAGTCTGATCTTGGCCTTGAACAGGCTGAGTTTCAGTCTATCGTTTCCGGTGAGGATGTATCTATCGCTATTAAGAATAAGACTGCTGTGTCTATTGAGTGGAAGGTCCCAGGCGTTCTAGGAGGCAATGAGGTGCCAAATTGGAAAGATAATTCTGGGTCTATTCTTCGTCGTATTCTCCCTTGGAACTTCACTAAGCAGGTACGAGAAGCTGATCCCCAGCTTGATGAGAAACTCAATAAGGAGTTGCCTATCATCCTTCTCAAGTGTGTACGCGGGTACCTAGACTTTTCCAATAAATACAGGGACAGGGATATCTGGAATGTCGTTCCCAAGTACTTTGAGACGATCAAGAAGCAAGTGGCAATGGTTGCGAGTACTCTAACCAACTTCCTAGAGTCTACATCCATCAAGTATGGCAGCGACCTCTGTGTTCCTCAGACCATCTTCGTACAGATGTTCAATCAGCACTGTGCAGCCAACAACCTCGGAAAGCCCAAGTTTAACCAAGATTTCTATGTTGGACCTTTCAGCTCTAGAGATATTGAGGTTCGGGAAGAGGTGGTCAAGTACAAGGGTCGTACCTACCCTAAGCAGCCAGTCATATTTGGACTTGATGTGATTGAGGAAGGTATTGGTTTTACGGACGATTACTAAAAAAAATAGTGACCAATAGTAATATGAGCCAGTCGGTTCAAGAGTTTGTTCGTCGATCTGGCGTGGAACTTCAAAGTCCCAATTCCGCGTCAAATTCGAATAACAGCTTCGTTCGGGAACTAGAACGAGATGTTGCGATGATACAAGAACGGAAAGCTCGTGATAATAGGATAGCACAAGGACAGCGTTTTTTCCGCACACCTACAAGGCCACTACCCAGACAGGCTCAGTTTCCTCCTAATCTTCAAAAGAACATCGTAAACAACAACACATATGGTCGCTTCAAAAAATTTGAAAATTCACCATTAGCCAATGAGTTTGATGATGTCATCTTAAACTCAAATAACGAAAAAATGATCAATAATTTATTGGCCGAACAGGGAATGCTGAACAATGGTCCAGAAATCAACACTAATCTCTTAGCCAACGACAATTTTGCAAAGGGGTTTGGAAATAACCTAAACTACATCGCTCCTCCACCCCCAACTGAACTTCAAGTTAGCAAGTTGAATGTTGGTATGTATAATGGTTTGATTAATGGTAATTTTGGACAGAAAAATGTTCGTATGGATCTTAAACCCTTACTTTTAAAAACACCTCGTGGCAGAACAGCCATTGGTGAGGGTCTTTATGTAGACACAATTGAGATTGTTGGATACTACGGTCAAATGCAAGCTGGCTTAAGGCATACTAGGGAGCTCGGACCAAAGGGTGACATTAATAAAGTCTACAATAAGGTTCAATTCAAGTTTCAAATCACTAACGACATTGAGACAAAGGGAGGAACCTTAGATTTCTACAGAAATGGTAAGATCCGATTCTCCGCTGGTTTTGTTGGTTCTAACATTGCCAACCAACCAGAACTCTTACGTCGCTTTGTTATTACAAGCTACACTGAGGGGCAATCCTTCCTCTATAGTCCATTTGAATACAATAATCTTAGTGGTCAATTTAGAATCAATGGTGTGTTCAAAAATCTGACTAACATCGCGAGGGATTATAAACAATATGGAATGACCTATGCCACGTATGAACCCGAGCTTACCCCATTCCTTTATATTGACACAATGGACTACAAGTTCTCGTTAACTAGGAACGGAAATATTCAGATTATAGGCGCCAAGGATCCCAAAACTCTTCAAAGTGCCTATGAGTTTGGTACTAGGTTTGTCAAGCAATTGGACAGAAATGGTGAAATTGAAGTCACTGGTGAGTTCAGTGAAGGTCTCAAAAAGACAACCAAGGCTAAAGCCAAGCCTAAAGCCAAGGCCAAGACTAAGCCTAAAACGAAGACGAACACGAACAAACTAACCAAAAACCAACTCAATGCCGTGAATGTTGATATGGCTGCTTGCAAGCGTATGAAGAGAGATGAACTCGTCGAGTTTGCTAAAAAGCTTGGTATCGTTCAGTTTAGGGTTAAGACATCGGATGGTTCTAGGCAAATGAGGAAGGATGAGATCTGTGAAAAGATCAAAGCCAAGAAGGGTGTTAGGACTGTCACCTACAAGAATACTACCGGTAAAAACATTAATCTTAAGAGAGGTGCCAACGGTAGATTCAAGATTGGCCGTAAGAGTTGCTTGGGTATGAAGGTCAAGGAACTCACAGATATCGCTAAACTCCTCAAGATTCCTCTCACTGGTAAGGAGAAGAAGGTGGATCTGTGTAAGTTAATTGAAAAGGCTAGGAACAATATTGCCAACAAACCTGTACCAAAGAAACTTTCCCCCAGAGCTCTAAAGCAAAAGGCTAAAAACAATAAGAGAGCTGCTAAGGAACTGGAAAAGAATGTAAACAGGCAACTGAAGGTGAATAATGTTGAGATGAAGAGGAGACTCAACGAGAACTCAATCCGTAACGACCTCAACAAACTTTACGGAAAGGTGTGGATGAAGAGATACAAACCCAATCTCAATCAAGATGTAAAAATCATCCAAAACCGAATCAGTAACATCCGAAAGACTAATAAATTGGGTGTACCCTTCAAGCGTGATATAGATGAACTCAAAAAGAGGCTCGTTGCGCAATGGAAGAGGGAACGTGTCCGTGATTTAGAAAAGAAGTTGGTCAACACTAATGGTGTGAGCAACAACATGAAGAATAGATTCCGCCTCGCAGCTGTGAACTATATTATGAATCTCAAGAATCAGAAAAAAACTATAACGGCGGCTAGGTTAGCTCAATTCAAGAAAAATTGGTTAAAGCGTATAGCTAATATTACTAATAATGGGCGTCCGAAGGGAATTAACCGAGCGGTTAAAGCTCGGATTGAAACGTTATAATCATGGGGTGAGAGTGGACGACGATACGAGGACATGGGGAACACCTACAGACTCCTGGTTAGATATGGCCAAGGAGGAACTTTTAGATGCTATTATTTATGTTGTAGCGGATTATATCCGAAACGTTAGGAGTGAAGGAGAACGTGCACCCCTCAGTTTTCGTAAAAATGATGAGCCTGATGATAACAAACTCATCATGTCTATAGTTAATGACTGGGATTGTGTTGAAAGTCCACAACATAAAATGCTCTTATGGAATCTCTTCAAAATGCTCAACAGTGACATCTTCAGCGGTTCTGATTGAAAATACACACAAAACGACGCAACCTACTTGATATGCGACCTGATCCCACATATGAAGTACAGCGAAGGGAACAACCATTAATAATGAAATTGTTCCATGTGTTGTAGGTACGATTATAGAATAAGGTCTATTTTCTGTATGTATAGCTACTGTCGTAGCACATATAAGTAATGTGTTTACAGCATCTACAATCCTATCTAAGTACATTAGACAGAATACACTTGAAAAAGAAAGGACGTACGACATTAATTTTGCTGTGCGATCATATTTAACACCGATGACACGATGAAATACTCGAGTTCTAGGTGGCTCCGGTGGAAGTTCTGGGGGTGGAACATCCTCATTGAATGCTATCGCAACAGAACCATCTGGTTCTTCTACAACCAGATGTCTGGCATCTTTCATAGTAATTAATTAGATTTAATCTTTAAAAGTCTTCGTCGAAGGTGATATTCTCCGAATCATCGTCTAACTTACCGTAGTCTCCAACCCTCTTTTCAAAGAAGTTGGTCTTACCGTCGAGGCTAATATTTTCCATAAAGTCGAAAGGATTTTTAGATCCCCAAATTGGGGGTTGTCCAATTTGTTTAAGAAGACGATCCGAGACATACTCGATGTACTCAGACATTTTCTCACTGTTCATTCCTATGAGGTTACAGGGAAGTGCATCAATAATAAAGTTCTTCTCAATAGCGACAGCTTCCTTGACAATAGAGTGAATGGTTTCTGTAGAGGGTTTATTGCGAAGCATTTTGAAGAGTTCAACAGCGAACTCCTGGTGAAGCCCTTCATCTCTGGATATAAGTTCGTTAGAGAAACAGAGACCAGGCATAAGTCCTCTCTTCTTTAGCCAAAAAATGGCACAAAAACTTCCAGAAAAGAAGATACCCTCCACACACGCAAAGGCAAAGAGACGCTCAGCGAATGAACGAGACTTGGTATCGAACCACTTTATGGCCCAGTTTGCCTTTTGTTTAATACAGGGAATTGTTTGTATAGCTTCAAAGAGTTGCTTCTTTTCAGCACCATCCTTAATATATTTGTCTATGAGTTTTGAGTAGGTCTCACCGTGTACCATTTCGTTATGAGATTGGTACGCATAGAATGAACGACCCTCTGAAATTTGAACTTCATCAGCAAAATTGTTGTTAATATTCTCAAATACAATACCATCGGAACCAGCAAAAAAGGCTAGAACATACTTTATAAACTTTTGTTCATTGTCATTTAGACTTTTCCAATCCTCCATATCCTTAGAGAAATCCACCTCCTCTGCAGTCCAATTGGACATTTGGGCTTTCTTGTAAAGTTCCCAGAGGTGAGGATACTTCAGGGGAAAGACTGTGAAACGATTCAAAGTGGGAGCGAGAATAGGTTCGTACTCTTCTTCGATGTAGTCCTGAAAATCAAAATATGTTCCGACGTGACGATCGTTAATAAATATTTGAGGGTAGGTTGATACTGAACCTCCACATATCTCTTTTAGCTTATCTTTGTCTATCATGACTTTCTCATATTCCAATCCTTCACTCTCGCATAGAGATACAGCGTGGTCGCAGTACTGGCATCCTTCCTTCGAATAAATAATAACTCGCATCTGTGATATTATGCCTGATTATTTTTTGTGGGAAAACTCTAAGCATGATTGTGCCCTCTGAAATAATTGAAGATGACATAGTAAAAGTTTTAGTTAATGAAGATGGAGTAGAAGATGAGATGTATGCCGTGGTTGCCATGAATACAGGGAAGACCCTGGGACTTTACTACCTGAACCCAACCGAATCAGTCTATAAGTCCGCATGTATATATAGCCTGGACAAAACTGAGATGTCACCCGCTCCCTATGATAGCCTGATGGAGCACTACCCCACTGGAACTAAATTTGAGGATTTGGATATGAAGCGCATGGACGAAAGTGGTAATATGTACGCATTCTACTCAGAAATAGACGTAGAAGACAGTGATAGTGACATCCACGAGATGCACTTAGAAAGTGACACTGATTCTGAAATGGCGGACTTTATTGTACCTGATTCTGAAGTTGAGGGTCAAAATATAGTACCACCAGACTACGCCTCTATAGATAAAGAATGGAACGAGTGGCAGCCATCTTCTTTGGGAGCCAGGAGCTTCAAAGAAACAGTTGATTTAATAGAATCTCGTGTTAGACGCCTAAGTGAGTGATGCGTTTTAGTAAATAAATTAAAAGATCTGTCAACACAAAACAATGCTGGCAGCTATATGGTCTGACATAGACAATCTTTTAAAACAAACAAACGAAGAAAAGCCAGTGAATATAAATTTATGCAGAGAATGCCTGGGTGTAAAGATTTTTTCACCCGAGGGTCTACCAACATGCTCAGAATGTGGACTTGTCGAGGATAGGTACGTTGACGATACAGCGGAATGGACAAGTGGAATGAATGACGATGGGAAAGTCAACGACCCCTCCAGATGTGGAAATCCTAACGCAAACCCCGAACTATTTTCACAGAATTGGGGAAAGGGAACCATCATCTCTACACAACACGGCTCTACATACGAGAATAAGAGAATGGCCAAGATCAACTTTCATATGTCTATGAACCATAAAGATAGGTCACTCTTTCATGCGTATAAAGATATTGACGAGGCGTGTCACACTTTACCAGATGTGGTTCTCAAAGACGCAAAGATGATGTACAGGAAGTTCAATGAGGAAAAATTGACGCGAGGTGCGGTGCGTTTGGGCATCAAAGCAAACTGCGTTTTATACGCGTGTCGCCTCGCGAAACACCCGAGGACAACAAAGGAAATTTCGGATATGTTTGGAATCCAATCAAAGGATGTAAGTCGTACGACCCAAATATTTAAGGATACGATTATGGGTGTAACTGAGAAGAACTATGTCACAAAATCATTTGATGTGATGAACAGACTTTTGAACTCTTTTGAAGTTACACGGGAAGAGAGATTGAAATGTAACCAGTTATGTAAAGCGACTGATGACTGTGTGGAACTTATGAGCAAAACACCTAATAGCGTAGCTTCTGCTATTATCTACATCGTTCTAGGAACAAAGGTCAAAAAGTCTGAATTATGTGACAAATGTAGCATATCTGTACCGACACTCAACAAGATTGAGAATATTATTAAAAAGCACTTAGAGGCTAAAGCTTAGTATTAGAATATGGTGAAGTTGTTTCTAGCCACACCATGCTATGGTGGTCTATGCTTAGAAAAGTATATGTCTAGTATCATCAAACTTCAGATTCTTTTAATAAAAGAGAATATTCAGCTATTCCTTGATACAACAGAAAATGAGTCCCTAGTTCACCGTGCGCGTAACGTTTCGGTCGGTCGATTCATGCAAAAAACCGACTGCGAATATTTCATGTTTATAGACGCTGATATTCATTTCGATCCTGAAGCTGTTGTACGTCTCATCAAGTCTGGACACGATCTCTCAGTCGCATGCTATCCTAAGAAGGTTGTCATGTGGGACCAAGCAGCTGAAGCGGTTAAGGCTGGTGACGAACGTAACATGTCCATGTTATCTTCGAGTCTAGTAATTAACTTTGGAGCCCAAAATCGTCCAATTAAGGATGGATTCATAGAGATTTTGGATGGACCTACCGGATTTATGCTTATCAAACGATCAGTGTTTAAAACCTTAGAGGAGAAGTTTCCAGAACTTTGGTGCAAGAACGATCACCAAAACAGAGACTTTGATGACTATCACGCCGCATTTGATTGTATGATTGATCCTACAAATCGTAGATATCTCAGCGAAGACTACGCATTTTGTCGTCGCTGGCAACAAGCGGGTGGTCAAATCTATGCTGATGTGAATACTACCCTTGGTCATGTGGGTAATCTACCATTCTCCGGATGCCTGAATGATAGGCTTAAGGGATAGAACCTAATATAAGTTATATGAAGATCGTTACGATTCTGGTTGTGAGATCAAAGGCGTGTCATGTTAAAACACTCCATTCAGTACTACGATTGAATATGAGATGTCTTCAAAGGAATTACAACAACGAGATTACCTACGTAGACGACGACCCTTACAAAAAGGCTGAAGCTATCCAAAGGTACATGAAGACGTGTGATCGTATTATATTCATAGATTTTGGGGTCGGTGTAGATGATGGATCTCTGGATCAATGTTTTGAACCCCATGAACATGTAGGCTGTCTCGTTTTCCCAGGTGTAAAGGAAGGAATCAACTGGGATCAATTTAAAACAAAAGTTAGAGAAGGTTCCACCGAACCCGCTTCTCAGATGGGGCTTGATTTTGATACGGTAATAGGAAAGAAGGTTTCAAAGGATATCTACCACGTTACATCTACAGAGGCAAAAGCTTGGTTCTTGAACACCAAGAATGTTGCCAAAAAAGCTGGCTGGAAGATCTCACCCAAGTTTTTTGAGAAATTCATAGAACAAGGAGTGCGAGTTTATGCATTTACAGCATCTAAGTTAACGTTGACTTATACACATGAATGCTTAAGTAATATCCTGAACGCTGCTGGCGTGAAAGTAAATTAAAGTTTTTGTGACACATTTAAACATGTCTATAAAGCCGGACTCCCCGCT